GTGATTTGAGAATCATCCGCGTGCGGAACGTCAGCGCCGCGAACCATGCCTCCTGATAGCCATAGAGCTGGTCGAGGAAGATCGCCTTCAGCTCGGCCGCCTGGTCGGCGGTGAAGTGGTTCTTCTTGGCCTTTTTCTTTTCGCCCGCGTTGCGGTTGGCGACCTTGTCGTTCAGATCGCCCGAATGCCCGCCGGGCGCCTCGTAGCGGCGGACTTTGGCCAGGCTCTCGACCTGGCGGCGCAGCGCATCCAGCTCGGTATAATCGGCGCCGGTCTTCTTCTCCTTGCAGATCAGCACCATCAGCCGCGTTTCGAGGCAGTCCTCCAGCTTGCGGATCGACGGCGCCTCATCCCAGCCGTGACGTCGCGCCCAGCTTTTCACCGTGTCGTATTTGACGGCCAGCTCGTCGGCGATCTGCGCGAGGCTCCAGCCGCGCCAGTACAGGCTGCGCGCCGGGTGCACCCGTTCTTCGACGGGGAGGGTAAGCGGGTCGGCAAGGATCGACATGGTCGGCGAGCCTAGCCACGCCTTGCGGCCAACCGCTTCCCACCCCTCTTGTAGAATGTCTTTCTACAAGAGGGGTGGATTGAGGGTGCCGCTCATGGAAGCAGTGTCGCAGCCAGAGCCGGAAAGCTGCCTTTCCGCTAACGCCCGTTCCCAGACATCCAGTATTCACTACGGCTTGCCTGATAGCCGACATTCGTTCAGCATGAGCTGATGGACCCCCAGGGCAATATGCTTCGGAATATTGACCTAACCATGTCGTTGGTATGGCTGGTATTCGCAGCATTAGTTTGGCTCGGAATTGGTTTCGGCGGGCTGGAAGCGGTTACAAAGCCCGATAATTCCTTAGCGAGGTTGTTCGTCGGCGGATTGGTAGGTTTACCGATCCTCGTCCTGCTCCTTTGGATTGCTGATACGGTAAGGCGAAAAACACGGCGTTGATGCAGGCGTACTAAACGCCATCTGCCTCCCATAAGCGGACAGGCCTCTCTCCACCACTTTCGGACATTCCTGCTGCGACAATTAAAATCCCCCAGCAAGTGTTGCTGTCTCCGATGCACAACCACGTTGCGATTGACGGCTAACGTCGCTCCCGTCTCTTGTAGAAAGCCATTCTACAAGACCGGCCGCTTGAGACTGCGGCTGTCTTCGTCCCTGTTCGATCCAACAAACGGCGCCCGGCGCGCCGCAATCGAACCGAGGATCAGCCGCCATGGGCACCAAGAGCAAGCCGTTCCGCGCCTTCGTCGAAGGCGAGACCATCAGCGATGGCCGCAAGGTCACGCCCGAGATGATCGACGAGTGCGTCGCGACCTTCGCGCCCGCGACCTATTCCCCGCGGATCAATCTCGAGCATGTGTCCGGCTACAGCCCGGAGCCGCCCTTCAACGGCTATGGCGACGTTGTCTCGCTCGAAGCCAAGACCGATGACATCGTCATCGCCGGCAAGAGCGAGAAGCGCCGCGCGCTGTACGCCATCGTCGAGGGCAACGACCAGCTGGTCGCGCTCGCCAAAGCCGACCAGAAGCCGTTCCCTTCGGTCGAACTCACCCCCAATTATGCCGGCAGCGGCAAGTTCGGCATCATCGGCCTGGCCTTCACCGATACGCCTGCGTCGATCGGCACCGAGCGCCTGCAATTCTCGCACCGCGCGCCCGGAACGGTGTTCGCTTCGGGATCCGATGCCGTCGCGATCGAATTCGAGGCAAAGCAGGCCGAGCAGGAGAAGGTAGACAGCATCGTCGATCGCCTGTTCTCGGCCGTCGCCGCCAAATTCAAACCCACTGAACCCGTCACGCCGCCGCCCGCCAACGACAATTTCGATCCGGCGACCTTCGCCACCGACATGCGGACCGCGTTCAGCGGCTCGCTGACCGCGGCGCTGAAGCCGGTCACGGATGCGCATGCCTCGCTGCAACGCGAACTCGCGACGCTGAAGACGCAGTTGGCCGCCACGGAGCAGCCCGGCTTCTCGCGCGCGCCGGCATCGGGGGCAGGGGACGACGCCGTCACCGACTGCTGATCCGCCGCGCCCGACACCGACCGCCCCGTCAGACCGCCTTCACAGGAACCGCCCCGATGCTCAACGCCACCCGCACCAAGTATGACGCCTATACCCAGCAGATCGGCAAGCTGAACAACGTCGCCGACCCCAGCCGCGCCTTCGAGGTGCTGCCGGCCATTGCGCAGACGCTGCGCGCCAAGCTGAAGGGATCAAGCGACTTCCTGTCGAAAATCAACATCATCCCGGTGGTGGCGCAGGAGGGCGACAAGGTCGGCGTCGGCGTGAAGGGCACGATCGCCAGCCGCACCGACACGCGCACCAAGGACCGGAGCCCGCGTTATCCCGGCGACCTCGACGAGACGCGCTACCGCTGCGAGAAGACTGACTTCGACACGCTAATCCGGTACGAGACTCTCGACGCCTGGGCGCACCAGCCCAACTTCCAGACGCTGCTGCGCGACGCGATCGTCAGCGCCAAGGCGGTCGACATCATCACCATCGGCTTCAATGGCCTGTTCGTGGCGAAGGACACCGATCCGGTTGCCTACCCGCTGCTTCAGGACGTCAACAAGGGCTGGCTCCAGCATATCCGCGAGGACGCGCCCGAGCGCCATGCCGCGGGCGGCGAGCTGAAGGCGGAAACCCGCGACGCCGACGGTGTCGTGACCGCGGCCGGCGCGATCTATGTCGGCGCCGGCGAGGTCGGCACCGACGTCGACTACGTCAACATCGACGCGCTGGTGTTCGCCGGCATCGAGCTGCTCCACGAGAATTACCGCGAGGATACTGACCTGGTCGCGATCGTCGGGCGCGAGCTGGTCAACGACAAGTATTTCTCAATCGTCAACGCATCGGGCGACCGCGCGACCGAACAGCTCGCGCGCGACGTGCTGCTCTCCGACAAGAAGATCGGTGGCCTCAGCGCGGTGCGCGTGCCGAAATTCCCGAAGAACGCCATCCTCATCACCACGCTCGCCAACCTGTCGGTCTACGAACAGATCGGCACCGAGCGGCGCAAGATCGAGGACAACGCCAAGCGCGACCAGATCGAGAACTATGAGAGCGTGAACCATGCCTATGTCGTCGAGGACATGGGCAAGGCCGCGTTGATCGAGAACATCGTCATGGGCAAGTCGCCCGCCGCGCCCGCCCCGGCTGGCGGCTAACCCTTTCCCCCCCGTTCCCGCCCCCACAGGACACGCCATGAGCTTCGCTCGACGCCAGGAACAAATCCTAGCCATGAAAGCGGCGTCTGCTCCTGCCTCCGGGGGCGGGCACATCCGTACCGCCGCGGTCGCCAAACCGGCCGCGGCGGACCAACCGCCTGTACCCGCCGGCAACACGCCTGCTGCGCGTGCCGCGGCCACGATATCCATGCGGCTGCGCCATGACATGCAGCGACTGAAACAGATCAAGTCGATCGACCGCAAGGTTGCCGCCAAGCGCGAGATGCTGCCCGACTACCGCGCATGGTGCGACGGGCTGCTCGATGCTGGGCGCGGTGCAGACACCAGCACACTGGAGCCAACGGGCGCCGACGACGTGCTGCCGACCGTCATGGTCTGGTGCATGGACGTCGGCGACTGGAGCCGGGCGCTGGCGCTCGCCCGTTTCGTTCTGCGCTTCTTGATCCCCATGCCCAAGCGATACGAGCGCGACGCCGCCACGCTGGTACTGGAAGAGATCGCCGACGCCGCACTCAAGTCGCAGGTTCGCGGCGATGCCTTCCCGCTCGACGTGCTCGAGGCCGTCGAGCTGCTGACTGACGGCATCGACATGCACGACCAGCCGCGTGCGAAACTCTTCAAGGCGATTGGCGCCGAGCTGATCCGCGCGGCTGGCATGTCCACCGGCGACGCGATCATCCCGACGATCGACCGCGCCACGGCGATGCTGACGCGCGCGCAAGATCTGCACGACCGCGTTGGCGTGAAGGCGATGCTGCGCGGCCTCGAAAAGGCGAAGATCGCCGCCACGAAATCTGAGGCCGGCGACACCGCCGGCTGAACCAAGCTCGCCCCCGGCGCTCGGGGACGGATCACGCGAGACGGGAGGCCTTCGGGCCACAGGGCCGTCGCTCGACCTGATCCCCACCCCCGTGAAATCAAGGACCGTCCCCATGACAATCATCGCGACCGTCCTGCCCGACGTGGATATGCCAGCCCCGGCGCTCATCCGGAACGATGGCTTCTTCCCCGACATCGACCCCGCCATGTTCCGCGAGCAGCACCGCATCCGCGACGCGGTCACGCCCGCGCGGGCGCGCGAGGCGCTGATCGCGGGCATCCTGACGGTCGGGCGCGATCTCGCCGCTTGGGCCGCCGGGCATCGCGCGGCGGGGATCCTTCGCCTGGACAGCGTGCCTGACGCGACGATCGACGGCATCAGCACGCTGGTGCTGCTCTACCGCCGCGCCGTCTTCACCGCCGCCAAGGCCGAAGTTGTCGAGCGATACCGCGACGTCGACCTGACCGGCGCCGGGCAACGCAAGGCGGAAGATCTCGATCCCAGCGTCGCCGAGCTGCGCCGCGATTCGCTGCACGCCATCCGCGACATGCTCGCGGTCACGCGCACCTGTGTCGAGCTGATCTGATGGCGACGCTCGACGCGGTCCGCGCACGCGACGGTGATACGCTCGATGCGCTGATCTGGCGCGAGCGCGGGCTCGGCCCTGCCGATCTGCCGGTCGTGCTTGCCGCCAATCCCGGCATCGCCGCGCGCGGCCCGATCCTGCCCAGGGGGCTGCCCGTAAACCTTCCCGCCATCGCAGCGCCGGCCGTCGCCGTGCGCACCGATGTCGTCAACCTGTGGGACTGACGATGCACAAGCTCCTTCATGATCTGGCCGAAGGGCTGCTCGCCTTTCTCGGCTCGCTCGTCCCGCCCGCGCTCGGGTCGATCGTCAGCATGCTGTACGATCCGGACCTCACCTGGGGGCAGCGCGCGACGCAGCTCTGGGTCGGTGTCGTCGTCAGCTATTTCGTGCAGCGGGCGGCCGGCGCGGTCTACCCGTTCCACCCCTTCGTCCTCCAGGCGCTCGGCTTCATGCTCGGGATGGTCGCCTTCAAGACCGCGCCCGGCTTCATCGCCGGCTGCGCGACCGCGGCCGGTGAGCTGCCTGGCATCATCCGCGATCGCCTGATCGCGTTCCTCCCCGCCAAGAAGGAGAAAAAGTGATGCCGAACCCCGGCACCACCACCCCTGCGCGTGCGCCGCGCAAGACGCTGATCGGCGTCGTCGGTCTGGCCACCGCCGCCATCGTTACCCCGTTCGTGTCGGCATGGGAGTCGGGCGGCAGGCCGCGGCTCCAAGCATACCGCGACATCGTCGGCGTCTGGACCATCTGCGGCGGCGAGACGCTCGGCGTGACGCCCGGCATGCGCGAGACGGTTGCGGGCTGCGAAGCCCGCGATCAGGCCGCGCTGATCCGGCACGCCGAACCGGTCGTCGCCTGCACGCCATCGCTGCGCGGCCATCCCAACCAGCTCGCCGCGGCTATCAGCCTGGCCTACAATATCGGCACCGGTGGCTATTGTGGCTCGACGGTCGATCGCCGCTTCGACGCGGGCCAGTGGCGCGCGGCGTGTGACGCCTTCCTCCTGTGGAACAAGGCGGGCGGCAAGGTCGTGAACGGTCTCGTCCGTCGGCGCCAGGCAGAGCGCGACCTTTGTCTCAAAGGTCTGCCGCGATGATCCGCGCGATCCTGTCGAAGCTGCGCGGCGAGGCTGCGTTCCTCGTTCTGCTCGCGGTCGCGGGTGCCGGCGCCTGGCACTATGTCCTTTTCCAGCAGGTCCGCGCCGATCGCGACGACGCCGTGCACCGCGCCGAGATCGTCTGCGCGCGCTCAGGCGTCGAATGGGGCGCAACCGATACCGCCGCGCGCGGCGTCCTGTGCGCGCGCCATGTCGCCGGCCTCGTCGCGTTTCGCGCCGACGCCGACCAGCAGACCGCGCGGCTGTTCGCCAAGGCGATGGCCGACGCCAGCGCCCGCACCGTCAAAGACAACCAGGCCGCGCGCCTTGCGGCCGAAGCCGCCAGCGCCGCGGCCATCCGCATGGAGACCGCCGATGCCGAAGCCGAACGCCGCAACCGTGTCGATCGTGAGTGGCTTGCTGCTGTCAACGGCGTTGCCGGCCTGCGTCCACCGACCCGCTGATCTGCCGGTCGCGGTGCCGGTTGCCGTCGCGATCGAACGGCCGCTGCCGCCTGCTGACCTGATGGCGTGTGCAGAGCGGCCCGCGGGCCTGCCCGAAGATGCGTCGCTGATCGCTCAGATCCCAACGACGATCCGCGCCGGCATCATCCGCATGGCCCGCGCATTCCGCACGAACGCCGACGGCAAGGACCGCCTGGTCAACTGGCTGGCAGCGGACAGCTGCCCGGTCCCGGGAAAGGCGGTCCGATGAAAAAGCTCGAAAGCTTACGCGCCCACCTGATCGCATCTGTTCCCACAATCAGGAACAGCCCGGAGAAGATGGAGGTTTTCGTCGATAAGGGGGACGTCGCGGTGCGCGCTGGCTCGCTGTCGTTCGAATATTCCTACACGGCTTCGATCTGGGTGCAAGACCATGCCGGCAGTGTCGACACCCTGCTCGTCCCGATCCTGGCCTGGATCGCTGCAAATCAGCCCGACCTGTTCGAGAAGGGCGAGCGCAAGCCGTTCACCTTCGAAAGCGAGCTGCTCGACGCTGAGACGTGCGACATCACGATCACGCTCGATCTGACCGAACTGGTGCGCGTCGAACAGCAGCCGAGGGGCCTGAAGGTCACGCATCTGCCCGAGCCCGTCCTGCTCGATCAGTTTGCCGGCGTTCCGTCCGGCACCGCCCTTTGGGCCGGGCTGATCGATGACGCAGCCGGCGGTATCCAGGTCGTCCCGCGATGACCGACTTCGAACCGATCGAGCAGCTCTGCCGCGATCTGCTGCTGCGCACCGCCGCGCCCGAGCGCGCGCGGCTGATGCGTTCGATCGGCCGCGAGATCCGCAAGAGCCAGTCCGATCGCATCGCCGCCCAGCGCGATCCGGATGGCGCTGCATTTGCTCCGCGGCGGTCTAAGCCAAATCGTGGCAACAAGAAGGGACGGCTTCGCCAGCAGAAAATGTTCCGCAAACTCCGGTTGGCGAAGAACCTGAAAGGTGGCGGCAGCGCGGATGAAGCATGGGTCGGCTTTGGCGCACGCGCGTCTCGGATCGCTAGCATTCACCAAGCCGGCCTGTCTGATGCACCGGCACCGGGCCAGCCGAAGGTTCGCTATGCAACCCGCATCCTGCTTGGCCTGACGGAAGCCGAGCGCCAGCGGATTCTCGACCTTATGCTTACGCAGCTCGCATCGCGCTGAATGGCAAATTGGTGGAAAGCGGAATGGCCGCTTTAGGGAAGACGCGCAGCGATAGCCGACATGCGACGCGTTGCCGCCCTGCTCGGAAATGATCAGGGACCGGGGAAACGCGTCCTTTCCCGAAGCCCCTTTCGGTTGTTGAAATCGCGAGACCATTGATGCCCAAATTAGGCTCTGATCCGTTGGGTTTCCCGTCGGGTCAGTGGCGTCGGTGAAGCAGCCGATCGATCGACCATCGGCCGCTTCCAACACCGAGCAGATACAGGCATCCGAGCAGCATGGTGAGGTCGGCGCGGCTCTCGTGCTGTGCGCTCCAAAACCCGTAGCGCTTGAAGTCGGGAAGGCTGAATGGCCCGAACCCGTGCCCCAGCAGGATAGGGAGCTTGGTCGCGATCAGCGCCACGATCATCGTCGCGATCAACGGAATTGAAGCAAGCCGCGTGAACAAGCCGACGATGATGAGTGCACCACAGACGAGTTCCAGCCCGCCGACGAATGGCCCCATCAACTCGGGGTATGGAATGCCGATCTTTGCGAAGCGGCCCGCTCCCAGAATGTCGGGGAAGATCAGCTTCTGGATACCCTCGGGGAAAAACACGACCAGTCCAACCGCAAACCGGATCAGGATGGTCCATGGGCTGGCGGTGCTATGAATGATGCGCTGGAACATGGCGCGGCTATACAGCATCCGATTATGAACGGGCAAAGCATCCTTGGCGGCGGTCGTGGCAGCGTTGGCGAAGTGTTCGTCGCGTTCCTCAAGCTCGGCCTCACCTCATTCGGGGGGCCGATCGCGCATCTCGGCTATTTCCGTGAATCGTTCGTGGTGCGGCGTCGCTGGATCGACGAGGCGGGATACGCGGATCTGGTGGCGCTTTGCCAGTTTCTACCGGGCCCGGCCTCAAGCCAGGTCGGGTTCGCGCTGGGGCTGATGCGGGCGGGGCCGCTGGGCGCGCTTGCGGCCTGGGCGGGATTCACGCTGCCCTCCGCGGTTCTGATGCTTCTGTTCGCCTATAGCGCGTCGAGCTTCGACGGACCGATTGGCTTAGCGGCTATTCACGGGCTGAAGCTCGTCGCGGTTGCGATCGTAGCGCAAGCGGTCTGGGGCATGGCCCGCACGCTCAGGCCTGATCGATCCCGCGCGGGGCTGGCGCTTGTCGCGCTCGCAGCGGTGACGCTGGTCGATGGAGCATGGGGGCAGATCACCGCAATCGGACTGGGCGCAGTGGGCGGCCTCTGGCTTTGTCGCGCAATCACACCCGCCCCGGGCGGCTCGGTGCAGTTCATGGTGCGTCGTAAAGTTGGCGCGACCTGCCTCGCCATTTTTACGCTTCTACTCGTTGGGTTGCCGCTGCTCGCCTCGGCGTTTGGGTTGCAGGGATTAGCGCTGCTCGACGCATTCTATCGATCAGGCGCACTTGTGTTCGGAGGTGGCCATGTCGTGCTGCCGTTACTGCAAACAGCCATCGTCGAGCCCGGCTGGACCGACGATGCGACGTTCCTTGCCGGCTATGGCCTGGCCCAAGCCTTGCCGGGACCGCTGTTCAGCTTCGCCGCCTATCTGGGGGCGCTGGTCGTTTCGGTGCCAGGCGGGATGATCGGTGCCGGTGTGGCACTCGTCGGAATTTTCCTTCCCGGCCTTCTGATCCTGGTGGGTGCGCTGCCGTTCTGGGAAGCGCTCCGCGCCCGTCCTGCGGCGAAAGCTGCGCTACACGGCGTCAACGCGGCCGTCGTCGGCATCCTCGGCGCCGCACTTTACAACCCGGTGTGGGTCAGCGCTGTGATTAGCCCCTACGACTTTGCCATCGCCGTTGCTGGGTTCATCCTACTGACGGTCTGGAGAACGCCGCCAATCGTTGTGGTTATGCTTGTTGCGCTGCTCGCGACTGCCCAATCGCTGAGACTAGTTTCCGGCGTCTGACCGGACGTGATGCAGCAGATAAACGGTGTTCGTTTGTAGATCGTGCCATCATGAACGATCGACCATGATTTGGCGGCGACACAAGCTTAAAACGTCTAATTGGGCGATTTAGGACGTTCCTCGGGACTTGCTCGAGTCTCTAAGCCGCCCCCATTTATGCAAAGCATTTCTCTTCCACGTAGTTCACTTCATCTAACGCTTATCCGGCCTGGCGGCCCCGATTGGTGCTGTTCGGAATCTCCAAAACCAAATTTCGTGGTCGACGGTGCTGCCGTCACGCAAACGAGAATTGTGAACAATGTAAGGTGGTTCGCATCCGTAATTGTCATGACCCAATCTTCGCCATTCCAAATTGCCGGTCCTTGCTCACATATAAGCCGACCCGCGTATTTTAAAGCAAAGCAGCGAGCGGAAGCGAGTGAGGGCAGTTCTTCACCGACACAGGGAATGGCCGGTTCGGTATCAGCTATCTCAAAATAGTATACCGACATAAGTTTCCCAAATCGAAGCGGGAGCACTCAGTCTCTCAGCCGTTAGAAATTAACGATATATCGATAGCGAACGCGACACCTCCACGGTTCCATGAGGCATGGCGCTTTGTGGCTGCTGCCCGTCTCGCGTCCCAAATGTTACACCGAATATCGACAAGGCTGCCAATATTTCGAGAGCGGGACACCTGCCGGGATCTGGTCAAATCACGGCTCTTGTAGAAAGCGTTTGAACAAGAGCGCGGCATAGCCATGCGCGCAGGCCCGCGCCGACATGGCTTATCATGGCCGCCACCTCCAGTCCCTCCACCGTCGATCTTTCACGCTTCGATCCCCCGACGATCGTCGAGCAGCTGGATTACGAGACGATTTTCCAGCGCAAAGTCGCGCGCGTCCAGGCCCTGCTGCCGTCGTTCGACGCGACCATAGACAGCGACCCGGCCGTCAAGGTTTTGCAGGTCGCCACCTATGACGAGATTCTGCTGCGCGCGGACTTCAACGAACGCCTGCAACAGCGGCTGGTCGCTTATGCCACCGGCTCGACCCTCGATCACCTCGGCGCCGCGATCGGCGTCGCCCGCCTGGTCGTCACCCCCGTGAACGCCACCACCCGCGCCGCGCCGGTTTATGAAAGCGACGACAGCTTGCGGGCGCGCATCGTCCTCGGCCCCGAGGGCTTCTCGGTCGCCGGCCCGGAACTCGCCTATGTGAAGCACGCCAAGGATGCGAGCGGGCTGGTGCTCGACGCCAGCGCCACGTCGCCGGCGCCCGGCGAGGTCCTTGTGTCCGTGCTGTCGATCGAAGGTGACGGCACCGCGTCGGCCGCGCTGCTCGATCGGGTGCGGGCGATCGTCACCGACAAGACGATCCGCCCGCTCGGCGATCTGGTATCGGTCGCGCCGGCCGAGCAGATCCCCTTCGCGGTCATCGCCCGTCTGTGGACCTTCTCGGGGCCGGATCCGGCGCTCATCCTATCGGCCGCGAATGCGAAGCTCGCACGCTACCTCGCCGACTCGCGCAAGCTCGGGCGCGATATCCCCCTGTCAGGGCTGTACGCGGCGCTGACCGTCGAAGGCGTCCAGCGCGTCGAGATCCTATCGCCCGCCACGTCGATCGTCTGCGAGCTGACGCAGGCAGCGCTCTGCACCGGCATCGACGTGCGTCACGCGGGCTATGATGAATAGCCTCCTGCCTCCCAACGCGACGCGCTTCGAACGCGCGCTCGAGGCGGGCGGCGCGCGCATCGTCGACGTCGCCTCGCCCCCTGACCTCGACGATCCGATGACGTGCCCGGTCGAGCTGCTGCCGTGGCTCGCATGGGGCCTGTCGGTCGACACATGGGACGCCGACTGGTCCGAGCAGGACAAGCGCGTCGCGGTCGCCACCTCGATCGCGCTGCACCGGCACAAGGGCACGCGCCTGTCGGCCGAAACGGTCCTCGGCCGCTTCGATCAGCTCGCGCGCCTGGTCGAATGGCACGAGGCCGAACCGCCCCGGCCTGCCCATACCTTCGACGTCATCCTGCCGATGGTCACCGGCGACGGCGTCGCGGCCGGCGGACGCCGCGCGTCGGCTGCGTTCGCCGAGTCAATCATCCGCGAGGTCGGGCGGGTCAAACCGCTGCGCGAACACATGCGTCTCGTGCAGCAGATCACCGCAGCAGGCGCGATCGGCCTGCAGGCCGTGCTGCGCGCGATCTCCTACACCCGCGCCGATGCGCTCCTGACGGTCGACACCTCGCCTGATTGGGCAGCCTACCTCCAGACCGAGGATGGCGAGCCGATCGAGGACGGCGCGACCGGTAGTTTTCTGGATACCCGGACATGATCGCACTCAAGCTCGTGATGACGACGGCCGGCCTTGGCCGGTTCACCGCGGCGCAGACCGACACCGGCGTCGACCTGACCGTCACCGAAGTCGGCCTCTCCGATGCCGCCTTCGTCGCCGCGCCGACGCTGACCGCGCTGCCCGGCGAATTCCGCCGCATCGATACCGTCTCGGGCGCGTCGGTCGGCGACAATATCGTGCACATGACCGTGCAGGACGATGCCGCGATCAGCTATGTCGTGCACGGTTTCGGGCTCTGGCTCGGCGACGGCACGCTGTTCGCGACGTACAGCCAGGCCGATCCGATCGCCGAGAAGGCGACCGGTTCGATGCTCGCGCTGGCGATCGACATCGCCTTTCCCGAAGCCGGCATTGACGCCATCACCTTCGGCGACACCAATTTTCTCAACCCGCCAGCGACGTCAGAGCGCAAGGGCGTCGTCGAGCTGGCGACATTGCCCGAGGCGGAAGGCGGCGACCCCGTGCGCGCCACGACCGGCGCGATCGTCAGGGCGATGATCGCCACGGCGATCGATGCCGTCACCGAGGCGATCGACGGCTTGCGCGCCCGCACGATCTACGGGGCCGGGTTGGTGAAAGGCGGCGGAACGCTCGGCACGAACCTTACGCTGACCGTCGACAGCGCGAGCGGCGCCGACGTTCTCGCGGGCGTTCGCACGGATCTGGCGGTCACCCCCACCGCACTCGCCGCTGCGGGTGTCCTCTTCATTGCCGAAACGCGGGTCGACGGCGCCAGCCGCTATCGCCGGTTTTCGGACGGCACGATCGAGATGCAGGGCGTCAGCCCGCTACCGGGCGCGGAAGCGGCGTTCACGCTCGCCTTTCCCTGGCCGTTCGACACCGCGTGCGACGGCCTGTGGGCGACCATCATCAACAGCGCGCGCACCGACGACGGCCAGTCGACCGTGCAGGAGGTCGCGCTGGCGGCCGACCACGCGCTGCTGTTCGCCCAGAATCACAAGACGCCGACCGCCGACGCTGCCGGCGGCTTCCGCTGGTTTGCGCGCGGCCGATAGCAACAGCGAAGGACGTTCATCGTGGCAAAGATAACCCAGCTCCCCCCGGTCGCGGCCCTCACCGGCAACGAGATGCTGCCGATGCTCCAAGGCAATAGGATGGTCCGAGCATCGCCGGCGCAGGTGGCCGAACTGATGAACGCGGACTCGCGCCCCCGGACGCTCGCAAGCGCGGCGCGGAACCACGTCCTGTTCCCGCGCAATGCGACCTATTTCAACGGGGGCGTCAACCAGACGGGGGCAGTGAAGATCGGCTTGCCGGTCGGGATCGATCCGCGCGAAATCACGCTGCGCATTCTGGTGCGTGATCATTATGGGCACCTGATCTTTCACATCGGCGGTCGCAACGACGGCGCGTGGAATTACCAGACGGCGCGCGTCGAGGGGCAGCACCGGATCCTCGCCGAGCATCCCGTCAGCTTCGGCAACGACGGGACACGCGACTGCATCTGGATCGGCAACACGAGCTATTCCTATTGGGATAACCTGACGGTCATGGTCCTCGAGGCGACACTGACCGGCCTGGTCATCACCGAGAAATGGATGGATGACTGGTTCGTCGCGCTGACGACGACGATCGAGAACATCTATGTTGGCCCGATCGCGACGCATCTCGCCGTCACCACGCAACATATCAAGATCGATACGGCGCGGGTGTCGCAGTCGATCGGCATGGGCGCGGGCAGCGGGACTGGCCCGGCCGCCTACAACGTCACCAGTGGCCCCTTCGCAGGCGGCAAGCTCACCACCGGTTTTAACAATACGCTGGACGGCATGGAGGCCGGCGCCTCGCTGACGACGGGGTCCGCCAATTTTGCCGGCGGAACACAGGCGCTGCAATATGCGACGACCGCCGTGCAGAATACCGCGATCAACATCCATGCGCTGATGTCGCTGATCGACGGGATCGGGAACACCGCCATTGCGCCGGGCGCGATGGAGTATCTCCTCCACGGCAACTACAACACGGCGCTATCGCCCTATTCGCTGAGGGATGTGCAGGGGGACGGCAACGTCGCGATCGGCAACCGATCCGGCATGCTGTGGAAGGGAAGCGACCGCCTCTTCATCGCGACCAACGAGAATGAAGAACTGATCGGGGGCGATTTCAAAGCGCGCTGGGTCAAGGTGAACGGCGCCCTGACCAGCGAGGGCGTACAGCCCGCAAACGACAACGCCTATTCGCTCGGCGGTCCCGGCAACCGGTATTCGGTCGTCTATGCGGCATCGCCGGAAATCAGCACCTCGGACAAGCGCCAGAAAACCGAAATCGGCGATATCTCGGATCTGCTGCTCGACGCATGGGGCGACGTCTGCTGGTCGCGGTTCAAGTTCACCGACGGCCGTCGCTGGCACTTCGGCCTGATCGCGCAGGATGTCTATGCAGCGCTGAAGAAGCGCGGAATTGACCCGTTCGATCTCGCGCCGGTGTGCCGGGACGAATGGGCGGAAGAAACCGGCCCGACCATGAAGGAAGTCGAGGTCGAGAAGAGCTACGAAAAGATCGTGCTCGATCCGAACGGCAACCGGGAGCAGAAAACCACGCTGCCGCAGATCGGCAATGACGGCGAACTCGTGCTGAAGCCGGTCACGGTGCGGTATCGCATCGAGATCGAGAAGAAGACCGTCACGCAATTGGAGGACACTGGCGTGTCGCAGGTCACGCGGCCAGCCGGCGATCTGTGGGGATTGCGCTACGTCGAATGCCTTGCGCTCGAAGCCGCGTGGCAGCGGCGGGAGATCGCGCGCATGCGGCAACGCGGCGACGCCCTGGAGGCTCGTCTGCTGGCTCTGGAGAAAGCGGCCTGATACCCAAACTCTTGTAGAAAGCGTTTCTACAAGAGCCGGCTCTCGCCTCCCCGAACGTCCCGCGCATGGTCGCGGACATGGCCGACACTGCTGACATTCAGCGCCTCATTGGCGATCTCGCGCGCGAAGGCACCATTGCGTCGGTGGATCTCGATGCCGGCACCGCCCGCGTCCAATTCGCCGACGATCTGACGACGGGCGATATTCCATGGCTTGCCAGCCGCGCCGGATCCACCCGCACCTGGTCACCGCCCGCGATCGGCGAACAGGTCGTTGTCCTGGCACCCGAGGCGGACACCGCACGCGGCATCATCATCGGCAGCCTGTCGAGCGACGCGCATCCGCACCCCGCGAACGACGACTCCACCCTGACCGAATATTGGGACCGCGCGCGGATCGGTTACGATCCCAGGACCCACACACTGACGGCCATCCTGCCAGCCGGCGCGACCGTTCGAATCGATGCGGACGGTGGCCTGTCGTTCAAGGGCGACCTCGCGGTCGATGGCGATATCCGCGCTTCCGGCACCGTAACCGGCGACGCGGACGTCGTCGGTGGCGGCAAGAGCCTCAAGGGTCACGTCCACACGAAGGTGCAGGCGGGTGGCGCGATCTCGGGTCCGCCGCAATGATCGGCATGGATCGCAACACCGGTGCGCCGCTGACTGGTGCAGACCATCTCGCGCAGTCGATCGGCGACATCCTGGGCACCCCGCTTGGCACCCGGATCGGACGACGTGAGTACGGATCGCTCCTTCCTCAGCTGCTCGACCAGCCGAATAACGAACTCGGTCGCATGCGGATATTCGCCGCCGCAGCGCTCGCCCTACTTCGTCAGGAAGGCCGCGCGCGGATCTCCCGCGTCGTGCTTTCGCCCGGAAAACTCCCGCATGAAGCCGTCATCACGGTCACCGGCCGGCGCACTGACACGACGGCCACCCCCGCTTTTTCCATCTCGTCCACCATCCGCGCCCTGTCGGCGCTCGCCTGAAAGGTCCGCCCATGAGTTTCCTCCACGGGATCAACGTCACCGAGGTCAAGACATCGACCCGCGGCATCGTGACGGTTGCCACCGCCGTCATTGGGCTGGTCGCGACTGCACCCGATGCGGTTGCCGGCGCGTTCCCGCTCGACACCGCGGTCAAGGTGACGAACCTCGACGACGCGATCGAGAAGGCCGGCGCAGGCGGCACACTACGCGCCGCGCTTAAGGCTATCGCGGGTCAGGTCACCGCGCCGATCGTCGTCGTGCGCGTCGCGCCCGGCGCTACGCCGGCTGAGACCGCAACCGCAGTCATCGGCACCGATGTGGCCGGCGTGAAGACCGGCATGCAGGCGCTGCTCACTGCGCCGGCACAGTTGAACCTCCATCCTCGGATCATCGGCGCACCCGGTCTCGAGGGCGAGCTGGTGACGCAGGCAATGGTCACGGTCGCCAAGCGCCTGCGCGCACGCGTCTACGCCGCGGCGATCGGCGACGATCGCGGCGAGGCGATCGCGCACCGTGCGCTGTTCCCCGACGCGCGCGAGCTGACGTTGCTCTGGCCGAGCGTGACCGCGCCCTATGGCGTCGGCGGTGCCAGCATCGGCGTACCGGTGGCAGCGGTCGCGATGGGCGCCCGCGCGGCGATCGACCAGACGCAGGGCTGGCACAAGACGCTCTCCAACGTCGCGCTGCCCGAGATCGATGGCCTGGCGGCAGATGTCACATTCGACATTCAGGATCCCGAATGCGACGCCAACGTGCTCAATGCGTCGCAGCTGGTGACCGTCGTGCGCATCGCGGGCGATCTCCGCTTCTGGGGCAACCGTACCTGCGCCGCGCCCGACAGCGACTTCGTGTTCGAAAGCGCCTGCCGTACCGCGCAGATTCTCGCCGACACCGTCGCGCTCGGCCTCGTCTGGGCGATGGACAAGCCGCTACTGCCCAGCCTGGCCAAAGATATCGTCGAGCAGATCAACGAGAAATTCCGGACCGAGACGCGCGCCGGCCGCATCCTCGGCGCCGTGGCAGTCTTCGACGGGGCCAGGAACCCGGTCGACCAGCTGAAGGCCGGCAAGCTGCTGATCGGCTACCGCTACACCTTCGTGCCGCCCCTGGAGGCGCTCGGGCTCGAGCAGGAGATCTCGGACGAGTTCTTCGCCGACTTCACCAGCCTGGTCGCCGGCAACTAACCCCACCTCCCGCACGAAAGGCCGACGCGATGGCGTTCCCCAGCAAGCTCAAGCAGACGATGATGTTCAACGATGGCGAGGCCTTTATCGGCGAAACTGTCTCGATCACGCCGCCCAAACTCGTCCGCAAGTTCGAGGATTACCGCGCGGGCGGCATGAGCCGCGCGGTCAAGGTCGACATGGGCGGCGAGGCGCTGGAAATGGAGGCGACCTATGGCGGCCCCATGCGCCAGATCCTGCGCCAGCACGGCATGCTCAATATCTCGGGCGTGCAGCAGCGCTTCGTCGGCTCGTTCCAGAACGACGACACCGGCGCGGTCGACGTCGTCGAGATCGTCACGCGCGGCCGGCACGAAGAGATCGACATGGGCGAATGGAAGCCCGGCGAGGACACCGAGTTCAAGGTCAAAAGCCAGCTCAGCTATTTCAAACTGACGTGGAACGACGTCGTCGAGGTCGAAATCGATGTGCTCGGCATGATCGAGGTCGTTGGCGGCGTCGACCTGATGGCCGCGCACCGCGGGGCGCTGGGGCTTTAGCCCGCGCACCAGCGCCGCTGGCCCGCCGAGAACCAAATCCGAGGATCGATAAGATGAACGACCAGAACGACACGCAAAACTCCGCACCCGCCGCACCAGGCGACGTCACGCTCGAATACGACATCGTCGTCGCCGACAAGGTCGTGATGCCGGCGGGTACGCTGATCCATGTCCGAAAGCCGATGGGCGGCGCGCTGCGCGGTGCAAACCTCGGCGGGCTGGTACGGATGGATTACAACCAGGTAGCGCTCGTCGCGCCGCGCGTGACGCAGCCGATCCTGCATCCGCACCTCATCGACGTGATGGATCCCGCGGACGTGACGCAGATCGCAGGGGTGCTCGTTGATTTTTTGCTGCCGACTGCGACGAAGGCGGCACTCTCCCAGAGCATGTAGAAGATCCGATGGCGGACATCGCCTTCGTCTTCCACTGGTCGCCCGATGCCCTGGACGCGCTCTCGATCCACGACCTGATGCAGTGGCGAGCGCGCGCCGCCCGCCGCCACAACCCCGAAGGACAGACCCGTGGATCGTAACCTGCGCATCCGCATGCTGCTGGAGGCCGGTGACCGCGTCACCGGTCCGCTACGCGCCATCGCCGGCGGATCGACCAAGGCGGCGCAGGCGCTCAGGCTCACGCGCGACGGCTTGCGCGAGATCGAGCGCGCGCAGGGCGATATCGCGGGCTTCCGCAAACTGAAGACCGGGCTTGGCGATACCGGCACAGCGCTCGGCACGGCGCGCACGCGCATGGCGAGTTTGCGTCAGGAGATCGCCGCGGCCGACAAGCCGACCGCGGCGCTGACCCGCGGGTTCGCCAAGGCGGAACGCGAGGTGACGACGCTGGAGGCGACCGAGCGCAAACAGGCGCAATCGCTTCAGGAAATGTCACTGCGCCTCCACACCGCCGGCATCGATACGAACGACCTGGCGCGGCACCAGCGCCGGCTGCGCACCGAGGCGGTCCAGACCAACCGCACGATCGTCGAGCAGACGGCCGAGGTCGGCCGGCTTGCCGATCGCGAACGCCGCATGGCGGCGGGCCGCGCGCGCTTCGCGCGGACGCAGGGCATGGCCACCGGTCTCGCGGCCGGCGGTGCCGCGGCGATCGGCACCGGCGTGGCGATGGCCGCCCCGCTGATCGGCAGCATCAAGGCTGCGCAGGACTATCAGTCGGTGATGACCGACATCGGGCAAAAGGCCGACCTGTCGCGCGCGGCGTCGGACCAGCTCGGCCGCAACCTGCTTGCATCCGCGCGCGCCGCCAACCAGATGCCGGCCGATCTGCAAGCGGGCGTCGATGCGCTCGCGGGTCTCGGCGCGAAGGTACCCGACGCGGTCGCGATGATGAAGCCGATCGGCCGTGCCGCGACCGCGTACAAGGCCGAGATCGCGGACCTGTCCGCCGCAGCCTTCGCCGCCACCGACAATCTCAAGGTGCCGGTCGCGCAGACCGGCAAGATCATCGACGTCATGGCCAGCGCCGGCAAGGCAGGCGCGTTCGAGATCAAGGACATGGCGCAGTATTTCCCGGCGCTAACCGCCGCTTATCAGGGGCTCGGACAGACGGGCGTCGGCGCCGTCGCGGATCTGGCGGCGGGTTTGCAGATCGCGCGCAAAGGTGCCGGCGATGCCGCCAGCGCCGGCAGCAACCTCGCCAATATCCTCCAGAAGATCGCGTCGCCCGCCACCAACAAGGCGTTCGAGAAGATGGGCGTCGATCTGCCGGCCGCGCTGAAGAAGGCCTATGCCGAGGGAAAGACGCCGCTCGAAGCCATTGCCGAGCTGACCAACA